TACCTTAGACCTTGCGGTTCTCGCAGAGGATTCTAAGACAATGAGTGGATTTGGTACGCTTAATCTAGCAAGGGATACAGCTATTCCTTACATTAGTATTTTGCAGACAACCAGCCCGCAAATTAACCCTTCCAAAGCTGAACATATTGAATCAGCAAAAGCAGGGCAACTGTTTAACACAGTTACACAGGAAACTTTTGATACATTAAAAGTTATCCCTGTATACTACCATCTTAAATACGTAGAATGGAAACCTAGAGAACAAGGTGGTGGGTTTATTAATTCTCATGATGCCGAAAGTGGTATTATTGGACAAACCAAACGTGATCCTATGAACGGAAAAATGACATTACCTAATGGTAATCATATCGTTCAAACAGCTTATCATTATGTTTTAATGTTAGATGCTGATGGCGGATACCAAAATGCTGTGATTAGTATGTCTTCAAGTCAACTCAAGAAGAGTAGACGTTGGAACAGCTTAATGCTTTCACAAAAAATTAAGGGTCCATCTGGGATGTTTACTCCTCCTACATATGCAATGACTTATTCACTATCTTCGGTAGGTGAGTCTAATGACAGAGGTAGTTGGTTTGGATTTTCAATTGAGAAAGGTGAATTAGTAACTGATGCTTCTATATACGGCGAAAGTAAAGTCTTCGCTCAATCCGCTGCTAGTGGATCTGTAGATGCTAAACCAGCTGCTCCACAAATCACAACTGAAGCAAAGCCTAAAGTAGACGACGAATCAATACCGTTTTAATTTAACCATTAATTAGAACTGGAGGGTTCGTGAAAGTTGAAAAATTTAAATCTATTTTTGAAGGTTTAGACGTAGCTTATGGTCAGCACCAGCCGCAAGGCTCGCGTGCTGACGGCAAGCAACAAGGTAAATCTTACATGGTAAGGAAGGAGGTTACCCATGAGTTATGGGAAAAACATTTGGAGGGTGAGGGTCCGTCTCTTGGGATTATTCCTATTAGGGCTGACAATACTACTAAGTGGGGATGCATTGATGTTGATACTTATCCTTTGGATCATCGCTCTCTTATTATTAAAATAAGAAAATTAGGATTACCTTTAGTATACTGTAAATCTAAAAGTGGTGGTGCCCATTTATTTTTATTTATGAAAAATCCTATAGCTGCTAAATTAGTTAGAACAAAATTAACTGATATGGCTTCTTCTCTAGGTCAATCAGCATCAGAAATATTTCCAAAACAATCTGGTATACAGCCAGAAAAAGGAGATTTAGGCAACTTCTTAAATCTACCTTATTTTAGAAGTGATAAGTCATCTAGATATGCAATTAAAGATAATGCTGCAGCTGCAACTATAGATGAGTTCTTTGAAATGTACGAGAAGTACAGTGTCGATGATATAGATTCTATTGGTACAATTAAATCTGAAGCTATTGTTGATGGGCCTCCGTGCTTACAATCTTTATGTAGCCAAGGATTTCCAGAGGGAGGTAGAAACAATGGATTATTTAGTCTTGGTGTATATTTAAAAAAGTTTGATGAACAACACTGGGAAGAACAATTAGTAAAATATAACTTAGAATACATGAAGCCACCTTTAGTACACACTGAAGTTACTACTCTTATTAAGACTTTAAATAAAAAAGACTATCAATACAAATGTAAGGATCAGCCTATTTCTTCTTTTTGCAATGTTAATATTTGTAAGACAAGAAAACATGGTGTGGGTGCATCTAACGTATCACAACAACTTGGAGCTTTATCTAAGTTATGTACTGAACCACCTATATGGTTTTTAGAGATACCTTCTGATGATCCAACTTCAGATTTAAAATTACAATTAACAACAGAAGAATTACAAATACAAACAAAGTTTCAAAAGAGGTGCATGGAAGTTATAAACATCATGCCACCTTTAATGAAGCCATCAGACTGGCAACAATTAGTTAACAGCAAAATGCTAACCGCATTGTTAATTGAGGTGTCTAATGATGGGTCTGTGTCTGGTCAATTTATTGCTCACCTCCAGGAGTTTTGTACTGACCGGGCACAGGCGCAAAATAGGGATGATATCCTATTGCGTAAACCGTGGACTGAATCAAATTTGGAGGAAGTAGGAGGTAAGACAGAAGATGTAAGTAGAACTTATTTTAGACTTAAAGATTTACATGCATATTTATTAAGACAGAAGTTTACCCATTATACTAACACAGGTCAGATTATAGCTGAATTGCGTAAGATAAATGGTTTACATAAATTTATGAAATTAAAGAAACAAGGCGTAAATACATGGGGTATTCCTGCTTTTAATCCAATTGACTCAGAACATGCGATACAGGAGCAAGATGAAGTACCATTCTAAATTATTCCCTAAAATTAAAAAAGGGCAAGTAGCAGAAAAAATAGCAGAATTATTTTTACTAAAGAAAGGATATTTTGTTTTTAAAAATGAATTTGGACTAGGCCCAATTGATTTAATAGCTGTAAACGAAGAAGGTAAAGTACAAACCTATGATGTTAAATCAGTTAGTATTAGATCTAAAAATAGTAAGTTTAGACCAGGAACTAAAGTAAGTAGGTCTTTAACATTAGAGCAAAGAAAATTAAAAGTTAAATTTTTATTTGTAGATAAGAATGGAGAATGTCATGTCGCCAGAAGTTAATATTATCCTTGGACCTCCAGGAACTGGGAAAACTGAGAATTTACTACGGATCGTGGACGAAGAACTTAAAAACAATACTGGTCCGAATAAGCTTGCCTTTGTTAGTTTTACAACGAAAGCTACTGATGAAGCTAGGAACAGAGCTAAGGCTAAATTTAATTATACTGATGATGATCTACCTTACTTTAGAACTTTACATTCCTTTGGTAAGAGACAATTAAACATGGCTAATTCTGAAGTAATGAGGTCAGCAGATTACAAAAAATTTGCAGATGATTATGGTGTAGATATGACTTTTGTGTCAGCTGATTGGGAAGACAATGGACTTGTTAAAACAGATAATATTTTTATTAGAGAGTACAATAAATCCAGAATGAAAATGATGGAACTTGATCAGTATTATAATAAAGAAAATTGTGATTTTTCTTGGAATGAATTTTTAAGAGCACGTAATTCTTTAGAGGAATTTAAACACAGGAATAATAAAAGTGATTTTACTGATATGTTATCTTTGTTTGTAGAGACTGGTAATGTACCGGAGTTAGATGTGGTTATTGTAGATGAAGCGCAAGATTTATCTTTACTGCAGTGGAAAGTATGTGAGAAATTATTTAAAAATGCTAAACGTGTTTACATAAGTGGCGATGATGATCAAGCTATTTTTAGATGGGCTGGTGCAGATGTAGAATATCTTATTAACATGAAGGGTAACCATCAAGTATTGGATCAATCATATAGATGTCCAAAGCTTGTCCACAATGTGGCTGATGAAATTGTACAAAGAATCTCCAACCGCCGCCCTAAGATCTGGAAACCTAGGGATGTTGATGGAAGTGTAAGATACCATGCCTACCCAGAGAGTGTTAATGTTAGAGAAGGAAATTGGTTAATTTTAGCTACTTGTAAATACATGTATAATGAAATGGAAGATGATTTAAGAGTTCAAGGATTGCCATATAAAAAAGATGGTAAGTTGCCTATAGATAAAGAACTTCTAAACGCAGTTGATACCTGGGATAGATTACATCGTGCTGAATATGTATCTTATAAAAATATTAAAGATGTATATAGTTATCTACCTTCTAAAACAGGACTTGAGCGTGGACATAAAAACATGCAAAGTTTTACTGATGAAAATAATGAGTATAATCTTGTAGATTTACAAGATAACCATGGTCTTAAACTTTTTAACGTTCCTTGGGATGTAGCATTTGATTCAATTGGAACAAAAGATGCAGAATATATTAGAAATCTTCAAAGGTTTGATAACGTAACGGCAGAGCCTAAAATTAATATGAGTACTATTCATGTGGCTAAGGGTGGGGAATGTGACAATGTTATGTTGATGACAGACCTATCAAGAGCCAATCAAGTAGAAATGGAAAAAAATTCGGATGATACGAATAGAGTAATGTATGTGGGTGCTACTCGAGCTAAAAAAACTCTGCATGTAATCAATAACCAAAATTATGGAGGATTTAGAATATGAATAAGAGTGAAATATTATTAAAAGCTGCTGAGTTAGTAAGTGGAAAAAGACAAGAAACCCATGGAGATATTAAAACAAACCATGAACAGATAGCAGAGTTTTGGAACATACTATTAGACGATAAGCTTCAACCTGCTTCAGCCATTACTTCTGATGAAGTAGCAACTATGATGGCGTTATTAAAAATATCAAGGTCACAGCAAGGTAAATCTAATGTAGATGATTATGTTGATGCATCGGCATACATGGCCATCGCAGGGGAGTTAAAAAATGGATCTATTTAATAAAGACGAGGTAAAGGCGGAGTGGCTACATCCTACAAAATTTCCTTCTATGAAAGGAAGAGATGTAGTAGCTATTGATCTTGAGACTTGTGATTATGATTTAAAGAAAATGGGCCCGGGATGGGCAAGAAGAGCTGGAATGGTCATAGGTATTGCCATATCTAGTGGTGATTTTACTGCATACTATCCAATAGCACATGAAGGTGGGGGAAATATGGACAGTGGACCTGTCTTAAAATACATTAAAGAAGTATGTGAAGATGAGTCTATACAGAAAGTATTTCACAATGCACAATATGATATAGGATGGTTAAGTACCATTGATATTGAAGTTAAAGGATACATACATGATACAATGATAGCTGCTTCTCTTCTTAATGAGAATAGATTTAGTTATGCTTTAACTAGCATAGGTTTTGAGTATTTAGGTGAGAGAAAAAATGAAACTTTACTTAAAGCAAAGGCTTCTGAATTAGGATTAGATCCTAAAGCAGAGATGTATAAGTTACCTGCTGAATTTGTAGGAGAATATGCAGAGGCTGATGCTCTTTTAACTTATAAACTACATGAAAGATTTAAATCAGAGTTACAGAGGGATTCAGTAGAAACAGTTTATGACATAGAATGTAGATTAATTAGAGTTATATTTAACATGACAAAGCGTGGTGTTCGTATTGACATGGATAGAGCGGCAGGATTAAAAATTAAATTAAGAAATAAAGAAAAGAAATATCTTAAAAGAATAAAAGATTTAGTAGGAGAAGATGTACAAATCAATGCACCTAGGTCAGTAGCTAAAGCTTTTGATCAAGTGAACCTAGAGTATCCGACCACCGACCTTGGAGCTCCGAGCTTTACTCAGACATTTTTAGAAACACATAAGCATGAGTTGCCTCGTATGATAACTAAAGCGCGTGTACTTAATAAATT